AACTGGTCTCAAACGCTAGGCGCAAAAAAAGGGGAAGCCTTTCGGCTTCCCCTAGTGGTTATTTCAACCAGACTGCATTGAAGGCATCCAGCGCCTTCCGGTATTTATCTTCGTCCGCAGACTCGTCCCCACGGGCCTTAGCATTTTTGCATCGATTCTTTAACTCGTCGTGCATGGCCTTGACTACTTCACTAAAAGCCTTTGTTGCTTCCCGCGTCTTTGGCTCCCCAGACTGTTCTCTAAGAATCTCTTTAGCCTTGCCTTGCAGAGATTTAACTTTGCCTGAAGCGTATTTACTAGCAGCATCACGGAGCGGCTTGAGCGCATTGTATTTTGCTAAATCTTCATTCTTCAGATTGCCAAAGGCTTGTTGCGAGAAAGCCGACAAGGCATAGGCTCCATTCCATTCAACCACTTCCAATGGCTTAGCGTCTTTGGAAAGACTCTTCAATGGTAGCCAATGGCTGTCTATGCGGGCATATTTTTCTACCGGATGCAATTCGTTATATCGTGCGATATAACCCTCGTAACACTCGGCGCGCTCTTCCTTGCTGATTTCTTCAGGAAAATTCTTGAAGTTATCAATTGCAAATTGAGCATGGCTCTTGAGCGAATCATCAATTACGGCATGGTTGTAAGCCATATCACGGATTGATTTGAACAGAATAGTCATTACAGGTTTTTTGGTAGCCATTTGGCTTCCCTTCCATAAAAGCCGGTACACAAAATGTCATCCGGTAGAATAGTTATACCTGATACCTCACTCATAAATCAAGGTTTCACGGGAGCCTGAAGCCTTACTTAGCGCCCGCGACCACCCGCGCGCGAGGACAAATAACTGGTTTCAAAACGCTGGGCGAAAAAAAGCCCAGCCCCGAAGGGCTGGGCTGGGTGTTACTTCACAGTTTCCATCTTGACCTTGAACGCGATGATCGCTGCGTCGAGGGCTTTCAGGTTAGCCGTTGGATCGTTGCCACGCGCTTCTGCTGTCTTGCAGCGCTGCTTCATTGTGTCGAGTGTAGATTCGACGAACTCAGCAAACGACTTCGTTGCGGCACGGGTTGACGTTTCGGGGTTGCGTTCTTTGAGAACCTTACGCGCTGCTGCTTTCAGGTCTGATAAGCAGTTCGAGCAATACTTGTTTACCCGATTCCTGACATCCTGAACGATCAGGTATAGCTGAGGGTTCTCAGACTTCATTGCACCGAACTGCTGCTGGGTGTAGCTGAACGCGCTTGCTACGCTGACAATGTAGCGTTCCATTGGCAGGTCACCTGATAGCTGCGACACTGGGATGTAATTACCGTCAACGACACCGTACTCGACTGCTTCGTACTTCGGCAGTTCGCTTGCGCGCTTACGAAAGCCCTCGTTCAGTTCAGCGCGATCCTCTGAGAGAATCTCATCAGGAAAGCCCTTCAGGTGATCCAAAGCCCACGCACCATCGCCACGCACCGCATCAGCGCGTTTTGCTACGTTGTAACCAAAGTCCGAGATGGACTTGAAAGTAACCGCTTTTTCTTTTGACATGATGTCACCTTTCGAAAGAACCGGAAACGATTCGGAGTGAATCATTCATCCGGTAATTATGTTATACCTGACAGCAGGATCATTAATCAAGCTTTCACCCGAACCTGAACCGTTAAACAACGCGCTTGGCAGCCCTCGCCCCTCCGCGCGCGACGACAGATAACTGGCTTCAAAAGCCCAAAAAGAGAAGGGGGCCGAAGCCCCCTCGGTTACGCCAGCAGTTGACTCTGCGCGTCGTAGACCTGAACCAAACTCCTTCCCTCCCACAGTTCAGCGTAAGGTAGTTGCTTAGTAACTAAGTCAATCAAACAGACCGCATCGTAGTATTTGTGACAATAGTAGACGCGCTGAATGCCATCGGTGTATGTGACGATTCTGTATTCTGGTTTCATGTAATTACCTTTCAGAAGATGGGGGCCGAAGCCCCCGTTAGTTAGAAGCGGGATGCGATCAGGCGTCCACGCTTGCCGATCATTATTGTTGCGTTAGCTGGATAGCAGCGCGCCCAATCCAGCGCATCGTCATAGTCCCGAGCAAACCGAACCGACTCGATACCTTCCCACTGTGCGACCACAACGTAGCAGGTCAGGCGATACCACAATGTCCGGATCGGGTGGGCTTTGAGGTTTTCTTTGGTGAATCTGAATAGCAGCTTCTTAGCCATGATGTACCTTCCTAGAATCCGGTGTGCGTTTCGCTGTCCGGTGATTATGTTATACCTGATACCATCCCCATATGTAAAGTTCTCGCCGGTACCCCCGGCACCCCCACCCCCCAAAATCCTGTCGAAGGAGTCCCGCGCCCCTATACCCTCAGACTTACACAAACGACTCCACAAAAATCCAAATCTCTGGTCGTGACACAGACCATCACCCGTGTCACAAGGCTCATCTAAGTTACCCCTCCCCTAATATATTCATACCCCACCCCCATCACTAATTATTTAGGAACGAGCCTTTTCCAACTATAGAAACACCCCCCGGTAGGAGTCCCAACCTCCCCTATTGCGAAAACAATATTGCGTGGTATAGTGCAAAAATCACATAGGCCACAAAAAACCACATGAATGTGATTGTCCCCAACATCGAGGAAGATATTCCTCTGCCAGCCTCCGCCTTTGAGGCTATGCCCCCCTTGTCGCCTCACGAAGAACTCGAAATGAGAGCGCGCACGATTAAACTCGTCTCTGATTTAAATAACACCCCAATTGAACCCACTCCAGAACACATGGAGACCGCCCGCGAAGTGGCGAAGCAGATGATGCACAACCCGGCGCATCGCCCGGAGTTTGCTAAATACCCAAATGAGGTGATGGCTTACCTAGCTGGCATGGTCGCGCAGAGCAACTGCATGATCGTGGAAGAGCTATCTGACCTGAAGTTGTACGTCGTTAACAAGCTGGTATCTGAAGTCGAGAATGCCAAGGACGCCAAGGCGCGGATTACGGCTTTGTCCAAGCTGGGTGAGATCGATGGGGTCGATGCCTTCAAGAAACGCTCCGAAGTCACGGTCAAGATACAGACTATTGAAGAAGTCGAGCGCGAATTGATCGAAACTCTGAATATGCTTGAGGATCAGGTCATCGACGTTGAGGTCAGGGAGGCGTCCAGTGGGCTTGGAGACTCTTAAACTATCGACAGCGGAGTTAAATAGGCTACGCGCAGCACTGCCAAACATGCCGGAGAAGCAGAAACGGCGCACGGCAGAGCTATTAAAGAAGTACAAAGAGGAAGTAACCCGCGAAATCAGCAAGGAAAGCTTCCTAGACTTCGTAAAACACGTCTATCCGGGCTACAAAGTGGGGCCGCACCACTATAAATTAGCGAAAATCTTTGAAGATATTGCCGCAGGCAAGAAAAAACGGGTGATTGTGAACATCGCCCCTCGTCACGGCAAGTCAGAACTCATCTCTTACCTCGCTCCCGCATGGTTTTTGGGCAAATACCCCCAAAAGAAGGTCATTATGGCCTCTCACACGGCTGATTTGGCGGTTCAGTTCGGTCGTAGGGTGCGAAATCTTGTTGGATCGGAGCCATACCATGACGTTTTTCCGCAGATTGAGCTACAAGCTGACTCGAAAAGTGCGTCCAGATGGGGAACAAACTTCGGGGGAGAGTATTTCGCCATTGGGGTGGGTGGCGCTCTTGCTGGGCGCGGTGCTGATCTATTTATTATTGACGACCCCCATTCTGAACAAGAAGCCAAGTTGGGAAGACCAGAAGTGTTTCTACCTGCGTGGGAATGGTTTCAATCCGGACCAATACAGCGTCTTATGCCGGGTGGGGCGATTATCGTAGTGATGACCAGATGGAGCAAACTTGATCTCACTGGGCAGATTGTTACGCAGATGGAACGTAGTGAGGATGTGGATCGCTGGGAAGTGGTGGAGTTCCCGGCAATCGACGAGAACGACGAGCCTCTCTGGCCCGAATTCTGGCCGATTGAAGAGTTGTTGGCGAAAAAGGCATCACTGGATATTCGATACTGGAACGCACAGTACATGCAGCAACCGACCTCGGAAGAGGGGGCGCTTATAAAGCGTGAATGGTGGAACATGTGGGAGGAAGACGACGCTCCCCAGTGCGAGTTCATCATTATGTCGCTTGATGCGGCACAAGAAGCCAACAACCGATCTGACTTTAACGCCTTAACAACATGGGGCGTGTTTTACAACGAGGAAGTAAACAACTACAACATCATCCTTTTGAACTCTATAAAGAAACGACTTGAGTACCCAGACTTGAAAGCACTTGTGCTTGAAGAATACAGGGACTGGGAGCCTGATGCTTTTATAGTCGAGAAGAAGTCAAACGGATCGGTGTTGTATCAGGAAATGCGGCGTATGGGTGTGCCAGTACAAGAGTTCACACCGGGCAAGGGGCAAGACAAGATTTCCCGAGTAAACGCAGTATCGAGCCTCTTTCATGGAGGCATTGTATGGGCACCCCAGAGACGATGGGCGATGGAGGTAATCGAGGAGTGCAACGACTTTCCGTCGGGCATTAATGACGACTTGGTTGACTCGACCACATTGGCCTTGATGCGGTTTAGACAGGGCGGGTTTATCCGGCTTGAGAACGACGAGCCAGAAGAGATTCAACTGTTTAAATCGAAACGCAAAAGAGCTTATTACTAAGGATGAATCATGGCAATTGATAAAGCACTATACGCAGCCCCGCAAGGGCTGGATCAGGCAGCGATGGACGAGCCTGACTTGGAGATTGAGATTGAAGACCCAGAGTCGGTAAAGATTGCAACCGATGGGCTTGAGATTGAAATCGAGCCACGCGAGATGACTGACGAGGACTTTGAGGCGAATCTGGCTGAATTCATGCCGGATAACGAGTTGTCGCTACTAGCGAGTGAGTTGATTGACGCGTTTGAAGAGGATGTATCGAGCCGTAAGGACTGGGTACAGACGTATGTTGATGGTCTTGATCTCTTGGGGATGAAACTTGAAGAGCGAACAGAACCGTGGGCAGGCGCATGTGGAGTTACACACCCTCTTCTCTCAGAGGCACTCGTCAAATTCCAATCGGAGACGATCATGGAAACTTTCCCGGCTGCTGGGCCGGTTAAGACGAAAATTATCGGTAAGGAGACTCCTGAAAAGAAAGATGCGGCTGAACGGGTCAAAGACGACATGAACTATCGTCTGACAGAAGAAATGCCTGAATACCGTCCTGAACATGAGCGTATGTTGTGGGGCTTGGGGCTGTCAGGTAATGCGTTCAAGAAAGTGTACTTTGACCCGTCTCTTGGTCGTCAAACGTCGATCTACGTTCCTGCGGAAGATGTAGTTGTGCCATACGGCGCGTCTTCTCTAAGGACATGTGAGCGTGTAACACACGTCATGCGCAAGACGAAGAACGAGTTACGCAAGCTACAAGTGTCGGGCTTTTATCTTGATGTTGATCTGGGCGACCCAGTTAACACCATTGAAGAAGTTGAGAAGAAGATTGCAGAGAAGCTGGGCTTTCGCGCTACTACGGACGACCGCTACAAGCTCCTTGAGATGCAGGTTGACCTCGACCTTCCGGGCTACGAGGATGTAGATGACGACGGCGAAGAGACAGGTATTGCTCTGCCATACATCGTTACTATTGAGAAGTCCACGCAAACCATATTATCCATCCGCCGAAACTACAAGCCAGATGACAAGCTAAAGCACAAGCGTAACCACTTCGTCCACTACGGCTACATCCCCGGCTTTGGCTTCTATTGCTTCGGCCTGATTCACTTGATCGGCGCGTATGCGAAAAGCGGTACATCGATCATGCGTCAGTTGGTTGATGCAGGTACGCTGTCAAACTTGCCGGGCGGCTTGAAGACCCGTGGTATGCGAGTCAAAGGCGACGACACACCGATCTCTCCGGGCGAGTTTAGAGACGTAGATGTACCGAGCGGTGCGATACGCGACAACATCTTGCCGCTGCCATATAAAGAGCCGTCCCAAGTTTTGG